TTCTGGTTTGACACCCACGGCCCCGTCAACTTCAGCGGTGTGCTGATCCGGTGGCACCGTGCGTGACCGCCCCGGCTACAGCTTCGCGCCCGGCCCGCCGCCCGAGGCATCGGCGTTCCTGCGCAACAAGGGGCTGACGCCCAGCTTTGCGTGGCAGGATGTGGAACCCGAAGAGCACGCGGTGTCGTTCACTGTGGCCAAGGCGATGCAGGCTGATGTGCTGCAGGACATCCGCACCGAGGTGCAGCGCGCCCTGGACGAGGGCCGCACGCTGGCGCAGTTCCAGCGCGACCTGAAACCGAAGCTGGCCGCGCACGGCTGGTGGGGCCGCACGGAAATGACTGACCCGCTGACCGGCGATGTGATCGAAGTGCAGTTGGGCAGCCCGCGCCGCTTGCGCACGATCTATCGCAGCAACATGCGGTCGGCGCGGGCGGCCGGGCAATGGGAGCGGATCCAGCGCACGAAGGACGCGCTGCCTTATCTGCTTTACCAGCTGGGGCCTTCCGAACGGCACCGGCCCACGCATCAGGCCAAGAACGGTCTGGTGCTGCTCGCCGACGATCCGTTCTGGGCCCAGTGGTATCCGCCCAACGGCTGGAACTGCAAATGCTGGGTGCGCCAGCTGACCCGCACCGAGGGCGAACGCCTGGGCGTCGGGCAGGCCCCCAGCGTGCCGACCCGCGAACGGCGCAACCGGCGCACCGGCGAGGTCCGTCAGGTTCCCGACGGGCTGGACCCCGCATGGATGGGCAACCCGGGCGCATTGAGGGTCGACCGGATGCACGACATGCTGGCGGGGAAGCTGGCCGCGGCCGACCCTGCCGTGCGCGCCCAGGTCGAGCGCGATATCGCCAGCAGCTGGTACGCCAGCCGCCTGATCGAGGCGGGTGCGATCACCGCAGATACCCCGATCCTGGACCAGATCGGGGCGATATCCGAATTTTTCCGGCGCAGGTGACCTGTCGGAGCCTCCCCGTGGCCGCAGGACCGCCGTTAAATACCCTTTAAACGGGTCAGCACCGCCATCTTGCGTTTTCAAGTGGAACGCGTAGGGTCAGACCGGCAAGGGGCCTCTACGGGCCGCTGAGCGGCTCTTTCCAAAACCCCGGATCGGCCAGGGCCTGCCCCCGAAAACGTTCGGGGCGCACAGGGATGCGCGCGCCTGCGATGGTCGTCGCATGAACACCGACATCCTGACTGACAGTTATTCCATTATCGAGCTGAATTTCAGCGCGCCGGGTTCCGTGCCCGAGGCGATCGAGATCCTGCCACGCGGCCCGGTCATCACCGGGCGCGATGGCCGGTCGTTCCGCGTGACTGACCCCGATGCGCTGGTCGCTGCGTTCAACGCCGCCGGTCAGCCGATGGTGATCGATATCGATCATGCCAGCGAAAGCGACACGCCCGGCACCATCGCCCCGGCCATGGGCTGGGTCGAAACGCTCGAAGTGCGCGACGGGGCGGTATGGGGTCAGGTCAAATGGACGGAGCAGGGCCGCGCGCTGATGCAGGCGCAGGCCTACCGGTACGTGAGCCCGTCGATCTGGACGCACAAGAAAACCCGCGAGGTGTCGGGGCTGTCCAGCGTCGCGCTGGTGCACAAACCCAATTTGACGCTGAAGGCGCTCAATTCCCAGCAGGAGAACGACACGATGGACAACGCGATACTTCAGGCGCTTGGCCTTGAAGAAAATGCCACGCTCGCCCAAGCGGTGGCGGCGATCAACGAAATGAACGCGGCGCATGAGACGGCGCTGAACGCGGCCAGACAACCCGACCCGGAGGTGTTCGTGCCGCGCGCCGATTACGATCTGGTCACGAACCAGCTCAACGCTGCAAATGCCGCCGCCGATGCCGCGCTGGAACAGGAAATCCACGCGGTTGTCGACGCCGCCATCGCGGCGGGCAAGGCCGCGCCTGCATCCCGCGAGCTTCATCTGGCGACCTGCCGGGCGAACGGCGTTGAGAAATTCACCGCGCTGATGGGCACCGCCCCCGACCGTTTCCACGTCAACGTCGAAACGAACACGCAAAAGACCGACAAGGCCGCGCCCGACGCGACCGTGCTGGAAATCTGCAAGCTGTTCGGAACGGATCCCGAAACCCACATGGCGTTCGCCGCCAAAGACAAGGACGCCTGATCCATGGCCCTGATTACCAATGCACTGCTCCAGGCCCTTCGCACCGAACTGCGCCGGGAGTATTCCACCGCCTACGACGCGATGCGTGCGGCGGCGTTCTATCGCGATGTCGCGATGGTCGTGCCGTCCAGCACCGCGATCAACACCTACGACTGGCTGGGCGATTTCCCTGCCCTGCGGGAATGGGTCGGTGACCGCACCTTGAAATCCATGAAAGAGCACGCCTACCAGATCGCGAACAAGACGTTCGAGAGCACGGTCGATGTGAAGCGCACGCATATCGAGGACGACATCATCGGCACGTCCGCGATCCGCACGCGCCGCATGGCCCAGGCTGCAGCCGAGCACCCGGACATCATGATTTCTGACCTGCTGAAGGGTGGGCAGGCGGCCCTGGGCTATGACGGTCAGAACTTCTTTGACACCGATCACCCGGTTACCCCCAACGCCGACGGCACCGGCACGGCCACGACCTGGTCGAACTATGACAACAACGGCGGAACGACTTCGACCCCCGCCTGGTATCTCATGGCCACATCGAGCGAGATCAAGCCGCTGATCTTCCAGGAGCGGACCGCCCCCGAGTTCGAGGCGCAGGAAAACCCCGCCACATCGGATCACGTCTTCATAAAAGACGCTTATTTGTACGGTGTGCGGTATCGCTGTGCGGCGGGCTACGGATTTCCGCAGATGGCATTCAAGAGCCATGCAACACTCGACGGCGACAGTCTGGATGCCGCGATCGCAGGCATGATGGGGCTCAAGGGCGACGGCGGTCGCCCACTGGGGCTCATGCCCACGGTTCTTGCCGTTCCGCCCGCCCTGCGCGCCGCTGCGAACAAGACCGTCAAGGTCATGCTGGGCGCGGACGGTTCCTCGAACGCCAACTATGAGGCGGTCGAGGTCAAAGTGATCCCGTGGCTGGCATGATGCGGCGGGTTGCCCTTTCCGCCAAGGCGCGGGCGGCGGGTCTTGCCCGCCGGTTCCGCGCCGGGGTCGAGCATCTGGCGGATGGCGCGGCTTTTGCACAAACGGCATTCAACGCCACCGAATGGGCCTCGATCGAGGCTGATCCGATGCTGGTGGTAACGGACGCGCCGGACGGCGCCCCGTTCCCCGACACCGAGCTTGCCCTGCGCCAGCGCATGGTGGACGCGATCACCCGCCTGACCCCCGACGAGTTCCTGAAATCCGGCGCACCCGATCTGGGCGCCCTGCGCACCGCGCTTCCCGACGACGCGCGCGCCATCACCGGCAAGCTGCGCGACACGGTCTGGGACGAGATGACGGCACTGGCGGATGCGACCGGGGCCCAACCGGACGGCGGCGCGACACCCGTCCCCGACGAGATGGCCCAGCCCCCCGGGGACTGAGGTCTGCCGGGTGGCTTGAGCCCTCACGCCACCCGGCCCGGATACCGCGCAGAAGGGGCAAGGGAGCGCGCCTTGAACGGGCCGAAATGTCGCCGCCGCCGCGGTGCCGCAATGAACGAGGATTGAATGGCCTACGCTTCGCGTGACGACATCGAGACGCTCTATTCCGCCGACGCGCTGCATGTTGCGGATCACGGCGGCAATGCGGGCGAGACGTCGGCCGCGATCAGCCGCGCCCTGACGCAGGCGACCGATGAAATCGACAGCCATCTGCGCGTCCGCTACGACACGCCCGTCACCCCGGTGCCGTGGCTGCTGACGCAAGTTTGCGTCGATATCGCGCTGTACCGGCTGGCCAACACGCCGGACGTGCTGAGCGACGAGATGCGTCAGCGCTATGAGGACGCGATCAAACAGCTGGGCAATCTGGCCAGCGGCAAGATGCGCCTGGCCGAAGTGTCGGCCCCCGGCGAGCCGGAAAAGCTGGACGGGCCGCGCCCCATTGTGCGCACCGGCCCCGAGCGCCTGTTCACCCGCGCCAAGACTGAGGGGCTGTAGCATGGCAGGCGTCACCTACACCCTTGAAAGCCGCAGCCTTGATCAGGCGCTGACCGGGCTGGCGCGCTGGTCGGGATCGATCGCGGCGCGCCGTCTGGCGCTGGCCGGTGCGATCGGTGCGGTTGTGGAAAGCAGCACGCGCCGCCGCATCGCCGATGAGAAAACCGCGCCCGATGGCACGCCCTGGGCGCCGTGGTCCGCGGCGCACGGCGCGACCCGACGCCCCGGCCAGTCGATCCTGCAGGGCGAGAACGATCTTCTGGACAGCGTTCAGGCGCTGAGTTCCGCCGCCGAGGTTCAGGTGGGCTCCAACCTGGTCTATGCCGCAATTCACCAGATGGGTGGCGAGGATGTGGGCAAGAACATCCCCGCGCGCCCCTATCTTGGGGTGTCGGCCGCAGACGAGCGCGACATCCGCGATCTGGCCGCCGATTTCCTGTTCGGGGGGCTGTCATGAGCCTGCCTGACGATTTTCTGGCGCAGCTGCCCGTGGTCATTGCCGCCGCCATTCAGACCCGCCTGCCCGCCCTGCGGACCTGCGAAGCGATTGAGGGCGATTTCGACGCGACCGAGCTGCGCCGTGTGTCAAAGCGGGCGCCTGCCGTGCTGGTCGCCGTTCTGGGGCTGAACCAGGTCGACGATATCAGCTGGCAGCAGAACGAGGTCGCGGCCAGCATGGCGGCGTTTGTCGTGACGCGGAACCACACCGATCTGAGCGCGCGGGCCAGTGCCTGGGCCATCACCCAGGCCATCGTGAACCTGATCCCCGAAAACGCATGGGGCCTGCCCGCCTGTGGCCCCGCCGGGCAGATGCGCCAGCGCCCGATGATCAACGCCGACACACGCGCGGCCCAGGTGCATCTGTCTACCATCACCTGGACCCAGCCGCTGGTTCTGCAGCCCTACGCCAATGCCGCCCCGATCAACCCGCAGGTCTATATCAGCCGCGCGCCCGCCATCGGCGCGGACAACGAGGATGATTACACGCCCATTGGAGACTGGCCCACGGGAGACGGGCCCATTGGAGACTGGGATGTCTGATTTTGCCATCGCAGAATGCGACCGCCGCATTGCCGGATTGCTGAACATCGGCACCGTGACCGCCGTGGGCGGCGATGGCACCGCGCGCGTGCAGATCGGTGATCTGGGCACCCATCCGATCCCGGTGAACGCCCTGCGCGCGGGCGGTATGCAGGTCTGGTGGATGCCAACCGTGGGCGAGCAGGTCGTGGTCGGCGCGCCGTCAGGCGATCTGGCGCGTGCCTTCGTGGTCTGCAGCCTGTTTGCGGGCAACGCGCCCAGCGGCGACGTGGCCGTGCCGATGATCGATCTGCGCGGCGGCGACATGGTCATCAAGGGCGGCACGGTAAAGATCGAGGCCGATGTGAAGATCACCGGCAAAATCGACGTCACCGGCAATGTGGCGTCGGAAGCCGACATCACCGCGGCGGGCGGCGTGGCCGTGGGCGGCGCAAGCGTCCAGGCGGGCAAGATGCGCGCCAGCGGCGACATCGAAACCACCGGCGACGTCAAGGCGGGATCCGTCAGCCTGAACAGCCACACGCACCCGGGCGCCAGCGGCGGCACGACCGGTGGCCCGTCATGACCGGGATCAGCCGTTTCACGGGCCGCGAAATCCCGGACACACGAGAGCTTTCCGAGGCGATCACCACGATCCTGTCCACACCGAAGGGCAGCCGGGTCATGCGCCGCGATTTCGGCAGCGACCTGCCGCGCCTGATCGACGCCCCGATCAACGGCGAGACGATGGTCGACCTGTTCGCCGCCGTGGCCGAAGCGCTGGCCCGCTGGGAGCCGCGCATCACGCTGCGCCGGGTGCAGCTGGCCGATGCCCAGGCCGGGCAACTGGCCTTCGTCATCGATGCCGACACGCCGCAGGGTGCGGTGCGTCTTGATGTTGCGGGGGCCGCCGCATGAGTGTGCAGGTCGACCTGAGCCGGATCCCGGTACCGGACGCCATCGAGGTGCTGGCGTTCGAAACCATCCTGAGCGAGATCACCGATTACGTGACAGCGCGCGTGCCGGACCTGGCCGATGACTTCGCGCGCGAAAGTTCCATGGTGTCGGTTGTCGCACAGGTCCTTGCCTACCGTGAGCTGCTGGTGCGCCAGCGCGTGAATGACGGGGTCAGGGCCTGCATGCTGCCAAGCGCGCAGGGCGCTGATCTGGACAACCTTGCGGCACTGTTCGGGGTCACCCGCCTGGTGCTCGATCCCGGCGACGCCGCGGCGATCCCGGTGGTCCCGGCAATTCTGGAAACCGACACCAACTTCCGCGCCCGCGTGCAGCTGGCCCCTGAAAGCTGGACCTCGGCCGGGTCCATCGGCGCGTACACATTCCACGCCCTGAGCGCGGATGCCGATGTGAAGGATGTCGCGGTGTCGAACCTGGACCCCGGCGAAGTCACCGTGAGTGTGCTGTCGCGCACCGGGCGCGGCACGCCGACGGTCGCCCTGGTGCAGACCGTGACGAATGCCCTTTCAGCCGAGGACGTGCGCCCGTTGTGCGACACGGTTTTCGTGGAGAGCGCCAGCGTGGTGGATTACCAGGTGGTGGCCACGCTGTATGTCGAGCCGGGCCCCGACGGCGCGGTGATCGTGCAGGCCGCACGCGATGCTGTGGCCGCTCATGTGACCAACCAGCACCGGCTGGGGCGATCGGTGACGCTGTCGGCGATCTATGCAGCCCTGCACCGGCCCGGCGTGACGCGCGTGGACCTGTCGCAGCCGGTGTCCGACATTCTTGTGGACGCCCGCACGGCCCCGTTTGCCGCGGCCGTGACCGTGACCGATGGGGGCGTCGATGTCTGAGCTGCTGCCCCCCAACGCCACGCCGGTCGAGCGCGCGTTCGACGCTACGGCCGCGCGTCTTACTGCCATGCCGGTGCCCCTGCGCGATCTGTGGAACCCGGCCCAGTGCCCCGCGCACTTGCTGCCGTGGCTTGCCTGGACGGTGAGTGTCGACGAATGGGAAAGCGTCTGGACCGAAGCGCAACAGCGCGACGTGATCGCGGCCAGTGTCGGGGTGCACCGGCGCAAGGGAACGCTGGCGTCGGTCCGCCGCGCGCTGTCGGCGGCGGGGTTTCCCGATGCTGTCGTGCTTGAACAATGGGCGAATTTTTCTTTCGACGGCGAGCTGACAGCCGACGGGACCGAGACGTTTGAGGGCGCAGGCCACTGGGCCGCGTACCGCGTCGTCATGGCAAGCCCGATCACGATCAAACAAGCCCTGGCTGTCCGCGCGATCCTGCGAACGACGGCACCGGCGCGGTGCCGTCTGGACGCTCTGGATTTCGCGGCGGCGCAGTTCCTGTTCGACGGCGAAATCCTGGCCGACGGCACTTACACATTCGGAGAGGCATAATGGCGGAATTCAGCGAGAGTGCGATCTGGCACAGCTCGGTCTATCAGATCGAGACGACAGACCCGGTCCGGGGAGGTGCGCCCAGCCGTTCGCCAAAAGCCGGGCCCATCAACATCGGCATCGGCGAACTGGCGGACCGAACGCTGTTTCTGAAGGGCGCGACAGAGCGGGGTGTTCCCGCGTGGTCCGCCACCCGGACCTATCTGGCCAATGACGCCGTCACGCATCTGGGGCGGCTCTGGCTCAGTCTCACGATCCACTCCGACAGCGCGCCCGCGGTGGGCAATGCCAACTGGAGGCGCCTGTGGTCGGATGCGGACGGGGGGCTGACCGATACCGCGAACAGTACCGTCGATGTCAGCCCGAGCGGGCTGATCACGCAAATAGTGCTAGGATCTACAAACGCGCAGGGCCTTGTTGCGGTCACTTTTCCACAAACGTTTCCCAACGCCTGCCGTGGCGTCTGGGCAACGCATAGTGGCACGGATGTGATGGCCATCGCCGAGTTATCTGGCACGCGATCGACGGGGGGCGTGTCGCTGCGCACCCGCCGTCTGGATGGCAGTGTGTCGGCCAACTTAACCCTGCAAATTCTGGCCATCGGGAGGTGATCGCAATGCACTATTCACCGGGTTCGGGATTTTTTTATGCGGCTGGCAGCGATCTGCCGCTTGATGCCATGCCGGTCACCGCCGCGCGCCATGCGGAGCTGATGGACGGTCAGGCCACCGGCAAGCGGATCGTCACCGGGCCCGGAGGCCATCCCGTGCTGGTCGACCCGGTCACGCCCGACCCGACGCTTGGCGATGCCGAACGCGAACGCGACCGGCGCATCGCGGCGGGCACCACAGTCACGGTCACCGGCATCACGGGCGGCATCCCGATCAAGGGGCGCGGGGCGGATCGCGATAATATTTCCGGGCTGGCCACGATCGCGCTGGCACGCATGGCCGCATCGGACACAACCACCATCCGTTTTCGCGACACCGCCGGGACCCGGCACAACCTGACACCGGCCCAGACCATGCAGATGTTCGCGGGGGGTGCCGCCTATATCGAAGCGGTGCACGCCGTGGTCTGGGACTGGGACGACAACGGCCCGGTTCCCGCAGATTTTAGCGACGACAAACACTGGCCCTGAAAAGCTGGCCCTGAAAAACCGGCCCTGAAAAACTGGCCGTGAGGCCCTGAAAAAGGAGACAAGCCATGGCATTCCTGCACGGCGTCGAAACCATCGAGAAAGACACCGGCCTGCGCCCGATCGCACTGCTGGACACATCCACCATCGGCCTGATCGGCACCGCCCCCGATGCCGCAAGCGCCCGCGCCGCCACCCTGGTCGCGGGCACTGGCAGCAGTGGGTTCATGCTGACCGCCGATGCGGCGGGCACGGCGGGCAATGCGATCACGCTGAACCTGATCGCGCCGCAGACCAACGGCGCGTCGCTTGGCGTCACGGTCACGGGCACCGCCATTGCGGTCAGCCTTGCCACCGACACCGGCGGCATCGTGACATCCACGGCCCTACAGGTCATCACCGCGATCAACGACAATGCCGACGCCGACGCGCTTGTCACCGCAGCGGCGGTTCAGGGCCAGCCCACCACGGGCGTTGTGCGCCGGTTTCTGGCACCGCGCGCGTTGGCGGGCGGAGCCCTGGAGCCGTTCCCGCTCAACACGCCGGTGCTGGTGGCAGGGTCGCGCACCGAGGCCGCAGGGCTGGGCATGACCGGCGATCTGCCGCGTGCGATTGACGGGATCTTCGACCAGGGCGGCGCGCGCGTCATCGTGGTGCGGGTCGAGACAGGGGAGAATGCCGCCGCAACGCTGGCCAACGTGATCGGCGGCGTGGACGGCAATGGCAACAACACGGGCATGCAGGCATTTCTGGATGCAAAGGCCGCGACCGGCGTTGTGCCCAAGGTGCTGATCGCGCCGGGCTACAGCGCGAACGTGGCGGTCACATCCGACATGATCGCCATCGCCGACCGGCTTCGCGCCGTCGTGCTGGCGGACGGGCCCAACACCACCGACGCCGAGGCGATTGCGTTCCGGGACAATTTCGGGTCGCAGCGCGTGATGGTGATCGATCCGTGGGTCACCGCCTTCGACACCGTGACGCAGACCGAAGTGGTGCTGGCCCCCAGCCCGCGCGCGGCGGGCATCATCGCGCGCACCGACGCGGAGCGCGGCTTCTGGTGGTCGCCCAGCAACAAGGTGATGAACGGCATCACCGGCACCGCGCGGCCGGTCAGCTATGCGCTGAACGATCCGCTGACGCGCGCCAATCTGCTGAACGAAAACGAGGTCACGACCATCATTCAGGATCGCGGCTGGCGGTTGTGGGGCAACCGGAGCACCACCGCAGATCCGCTGTGGGCGTTCCTGGCCGTTCGGCGCACCGCCGATGCGGTGGAGGAGAGCATCGAGGCCGCGCAGCTTTGGGCGATGGACCGCCCTTTCAGCGCGCAGCTGCTGCGCGACATCCGCGACAGCGTGGCCGCGTTCCTGCGGACGCTGCAGGCGCAGGGCGCAATCCTTGGCGGCACATGCTGGCTGGATCCGGAACTGAACACCGAGACCACGATGAAGGCCGGGCGGCTGTTCGTGAACTACGATTTCGAGCCGCCCGCACCGCTGGAGCGGCTGACGTTTCACGCCTACCGCAACGGCGATTATTACAGCGATCTGATCGCCGAAGCCAACAACACCTGAGGAGAGCGACATGTATCCCCGCACGATCCGGAATTTCAACGCGTTCATCGACGGCACTTCGTATTTCGGAAAAGTGTCCGAAGCGAAGATGCCCATGCTGCAGCTCCAGACCGAGGAGTTCCGCGGCGCAGGCATGGACGCCCCCATCGCCATCGACATGGGCCAGCAGGCCATGACGGCCGAGATCACGTTCCAGGAATGGTCGCCCGAGCTGATCACGCTGTTCGGCACCAAGCAGCGCCTTGTCCTGCGCCCCGGCGCGATGGGCGAGGATGATTTCACCGCCGACACGTTCATCGCAACGATCGGCGGGCGCTGGTCGACGGTGGAGCCGAACAACCTGCGCCCCGGGCAGGCGGCGCCCCTGAAGCTGATCACCAGCTGCGACTATTTCCGGCTGGAGCTGAACGGCACCGAGCTGTGCGAGATCGATGTCGAGAACGGCAAGCGCGTGATCGGCGGCGTCGATCAGCTGGAAGGTATCCGCCAGGCCATGGGGTTCTGATGGGTCAGCGCGCCGAACGCCGCCGCGCCGCCCGACACCGCGCCGCCCTACACCGCGCCGCCTGTAGGACAGCCAAGCAGGAGGTTAAAGCGCGGCAGGTGCGTGCCGCCACCCCGAAGACCCCACCGAAGACCCCACTGAAGACGGGCAAACGCCGGTCGCGGCTTGCCGCCTTCATCACCAGTTTAAGGAGCCATTGAATGGACCATGAAGCGACCGCCGATGTGCCAAACGTCTGGCCCAAGGTCCTGACCGCGCCGCGGGTTACACCCCAGATGCTGGATGACGAGGTCGTGGCCGAGGAGTTCCACGTGTTCCCCGGGTCTTGCCTCACCGTCTGCGCGCTGACACTGACCAATGGCTTCGTGGTGACCGGCGAAAGTGCGTGCGCGGCCCCCGCGAATTTCGACGCTGAGCTGGGCCGCATCATCGCGCGCCAAAACGCGCGAACGAAGATCTGGCAGCTGCTGGGCTTTCGCCTTCGCGACAGGCTTGCCACCCAAACCCCCACCTGAAGGACAACCACCATGGACACCAAGACCATCACCCTGGTCCGCCCGATCGAACGCGGCGAAAGCAAGATGACCAAGCTGACCCTGCGCGAGCCGACATCCGGCGATCTGCGCGGCCTGAAACTGGCCGATGTGCTGCAACTGGATGTAAACGCGCTGATGAACCTGTTGCCGCGCATCTGCATCGAAGGGTTGACAGGACCCGAAATCGCAAAGCTGTGCCCCGCAGATCTGGCCCGGGCAGGCGGCGCCGTTGTGGGTTTTTTCGACCAGGAGGCGGCGACGGAGGCCTGATGCCCGACGACGTCGAAGACGCCATGGCCGACATCGCGCTGATCTACCGGTTCGGGCACGCCGAAATGTGCGCGATGTCGCTGCCGGAACTTGCCCGCTGGCGCGACCGGGCGCGCGAGCAAGCACAGGAGCAGTAGATGTCCGACCTCAACATCGCCATGATCCTGCGCCTGGTCGATCAGGTCACCGGACCGTCCAGGCGGGTGCTGTCGTCGATGCGCGAGGTCGGTGGCTCTGTCACAAGCGTGGCAGACCGGCTGGATGGTGCTGCGCAGCGACAGATTGCGTCGATGCGCGGGCAGGTAATCGAAGTCGGCGCATTGAGTGCGTCGATCTATGCCGCTGTGCGGCCCGCCATCCAGTTTGAGACCGCTATGGCCGGGATTAACAAAGTCGTCGATTTCGAGACGCCTGATGCGCTGAAAGCGCTTGGTCAGGAAATCCAGAACCTGTCAACTTCTGGGGGTATCGCGCAGACCGCGACCGACATTGCAGCCATCATCGAGGAAGCTGGCAAGGCGAACCTGATCAACAAGGATCTGGGCATCGAGGCCCTGAACGCCGAGATGATCGAGTTTGCGCGCAACACCGCCCAGATGGCCGTTGCATTTGAAATTCCGGCACAGCTGGCGGGCCAAACCATGGCGATCTGGAAGAACGCTCTTGGCATGGGGACCGAAGAAAGCCTGATTTTCGCCGATGCCATAAACCACACCGCAAACAACATCGGCACGACCGAAGCCAAGCTGATCGATATGATCGGCTATGTCGGCGCGACTGCGAAAAGTGCAGGCCTGGCAACTACCGAAATCGTCGGCCTGTCTGCGGCCATCCTTTCTGCCGGGGCATCGCCGGAACGCGCAGCCACTGGCCTGAAGAATTTCACCAACGCGCTGACCCGGGGCGCGAGCGCGACTGACAGGCAGCTTGCGATTTTCGAACAGCTTGGCCTGGACGCGACGGAGATGGCCGAGCGGATGCAGGTCGACGCAAAGGGCGCGATTATCGACGTGCTGGAGCGGCTGCGCGAACTGCCCGCCGCCGTCCAGAACGCTGCGATCGGGGATTTGTTCGGCCAGGAAGCAACCAGCGCAATTACGCCCTTGATCGGCAATCTCGACAACCTGCGCGCGTCGTTCGATCTGGTGGCGGATCCGGCGGAATTTGCCGGGGCCATGCTGCGTGAATTCGAAGCACAGTCGGGCACGACCGAGAACCAGATCAAACTGCTGATCAATAACGTGAACGCGCTGGTGACGACATTCACAACCGAGCTGCTGCCCGCGATCAAGGATGTGATCCAAGCAGTCGCCCCGTTTCTGCAGCAAATGCGCGAATGGGTTTCCGCAAATCCGGAACTGGTCGCCGCTTTGGGACAGGCGGCACTGGCCTTGTTGGGGTTCAAGGCGGCGTCTTTGGCTGTGAGCGTTGCGCTTGTCGGCATCATCAAGCCGGTCGCATTGGTCGCGAAGGGCATCGGACTTCTGCTGTCGGTTGTCGCGGTTGCAAACCCGTTCAGCCTGTTGATTGCGGGCGCTGCACTTTTGACCGCCGCGATCTTTGCCCCATGGGATGAAATCGGGGCTTACATCGATGGCAAGCTGTCAGGCATCAGCCTGTACGACAGCGGCAAGGCGATGATCCAGACGCTGTGGAGCGGTGCGAAAGGGGTCATCCCCCGGATGGTCGCGGACATCAAGGCGCGCATCGCGGGGATACTCCCCGACTGGCTGTCCAACTATCTGTCGGGTGGGGGCGGGGACAGTGCGGCACCGGACGCCGCGGTTGACATGACCGGCCCGCTGCGCCCGCCGCGGGCGGATGGAACCTACACCCAGAACAACACCAT